GGCAGGAGGAACAGACTCGGGCAAGTCCTACGGAATGGCGGCGTTTGCTTTGGTTAATTGGTTCTGCGACCCGATCAATACGATGTGCATTGTGGTGTCTACGAGTAAGATCGACGCCAAACAGCGTATCTGGGCCGCGCTAGTCAAGATGTATCGCGAAGCCCGAAACCTCGGAATCGCATCGGGACGGCTCATTGAATCCATGGATATCATCAAGCTATCTGAAGAAGAGGGAGCTATCATCGATCCTAAGACGGGTGTGAGCGATGCATCCTCCATCATGCTACTGGCGGCTGGTGATGAATACAAAGATGACGCTCAAAAACGCCTTCAAGGTAAGAAGAATCGTCGTATTGTGTTGATTGTGGACGAGTTGCAAGACTGCGCGGCCTCTGTAATTAACCAAGCAATCTGGGGATTTAAGGGAGCACAAGAACTCTACGTTGTCGGAGCGGGCAACCCCGCATCCATCTTCGACCCCCATGGGAAGTTCTGCGAACCGATTAAGGGGTGGATGAGCGTGGATGAGGAGATGCCGAATTGGAGGATCAGGGTGGCGGGTATTGAAGGGATATGCATCCGCTTTGACTCCGAAAAGGACAACCCTAACCAACAAGCCTTTGAACAGGGTAAGGGGCTTCGCTACCCATTTCTACCAAAACCCAATGATGTGGCTTTGGCCAAAAAAGAACTAGGAGAACTCAACCCCCAGTTCTGGCGCAAGTTTAGAGGCTTCTGGCCACCCGCAGATGCTGATGACTCTACGATTGTCTCGGATATACTTCTGGCTCGCCACGGGGCTCTGGATAAGCCGATCTGGGACGGAACCCCGAAAGATATTGCTGGAGTCGATCCTAGCTACACAGAAGGCGGAGACCGCTTCGTCTTCACCCACCTTAAATACGGGAAGCTGATCTCAGGCAAGTGGGCCATCGCTGTAGAGAAACAGTATGTCCTCAACCGAAGGGCGGGTTCGCAGGAGGACTTCCAATACGAGATGATTCAACAAATTAGCGATCTATCCATCAAGTTGGGAATCCCGAATCAATGGATAGGAGTAGACGCCTCGGCTGGTGGTATTTTTTGGTCTATCGGAGAGAGGGAACTTCTCAAAGGATGGCATGCAGTAAGTTTCGCGGGAGCGGCATCCGACCTCCCTGTGAGCGCCCAATACGCCATGAGGAACGAAGTCACAGGAAAACCACAGGTTGGTAAGGAATTGTTCCACAACATGGCCAGCGAACTTTGTTTCGCAGCCCGCTATTTCTTGGAATGCGAACAACTCAAGGGGATTACACCTGATTTGGCTTGGGAGATGACTCAGAGAAAATATGCCCGTAGAACTAGAAAAATTATCATTGAGTCAAAGACCGACATGAAAAAGCGCATCGGAAAGTCCCCCGACTTATTCGACTCGTTTGCTGTTGGGCTATTTGTTGTCCGCAAGGTATTTGGAGCCATGGCTGGAAGTGAGGCGATTGAGGAAAAGAAACGGCTCAATAAAGAGACATTCAAGAAACTCAAACAGTCCTTGACTTTGCGAAGGCAATGGTAGACTCTACGCTGGATTTTTTCTATGGCGCAACTACCTATTGCTGAAGCTGACATTTGTATCTTTCAGGGAGCGACTTTCAACCAGACGCTTTTCTATGAGACTGGCGAGCCATCGGCTCCTGTCAATTTGTCTGGGTTTACCGCCAAGATGCACATCCGCTCAAAGCCCGAATCTAAAGCTCTAATCCTTGAATTATCTACAACCAATGGTAGAATTATTCTAAATGAGTCTACGGGATCTATTCGTTTATTTATTTCGGCTACTGACACGGCGCTTCTCTCGGTCTGTGATAAAGCCGTATATGACCTTGAGCTATACAACGGGGCCGTCACAACTCGCATTCTTCAAGGTAACGTAATCATTTCTCCAGAGGTAACCCGATAATGAGCAAGATCTGCATCCCCATCCCAAGTTCCAGTGTTATCGGAGTTAGCTCAACTCCGATTGCAACCCCCAGCGTCAACATCCTTCGTGTAGAGCCATCGCTTACTGGATTGACTGGAGGAGCATCCACTGATCTTGATTCTCTAAATACGGTTAGTGGAACCTACGCTGTAGGGATTGTGCTATTCTTGGTTATCGGTGGGGCTCCTGCCATTTATCAATTGACCAATGGAACGGACGCCGAAAACGATCCTTTTATTATCAGGCCCAATGACTATGATAGTCAGACAGGAACCAAGCGCGTGTGGAAACGACTAATGTAATGAAAACAATTCTCTCTCTTATTATTTCAGCAGTCTTGGTTGTTTCAAGCTTCGGACAAACCCGCAACGTGTTAGTGGGAACAAATAATGTGGTGGTTCAACCCACCAACTTTTGGAGCGCGGACGTTACTAATGCCCGTTCTGGATTGGGATTGGGCAGTGCCGCAACAAACGCCGCATCCGCCTTCCAGCCCGCATCTTCCGTTCTCAGTAATTTGGTTTCTGGCGGAGCATTAACGTTCAGCAACATTACTATTGGAATCACCAATGTCACTGGTTTGCAAACGTCTTTGGACGGGAAGCTCGGAACCAATCCGACCTTGCTTATTGCCAACATTAGCAATCTCCAAACCACACTTGACGGAAAACTCGGAACCAATCCAACGCTTCAAATCTCCAATATTGCTGCACTGCAAACAGCTTTGGATGGAAAGCTTTCTGGTTCATTTCCAATTGCCATTAGCAATGTTAGCGGACTGCAAACTTCGTTAGACGGAAAGTTGGCAACCAATCCAACGCTGGCAATTGCAAATATTACAGGACTGCAAACCAATCTTGATTCCAAGCTTTCACTGACTGGCAATGCGGTAAATCTAACAAATTTCCCATCATCCCTTCTTCGCACGGATGGCAGTGCTGCCTCTCTTACTAATTTTCCATCAAGTCTCCTTAGAACAACTGGAGATGCCAGCGGCCTAACCAACTTTCCGACACTTAACCAAAATACCACGGGAACAGCATCTAACGTCACTGGAATTGTCGCCATCACCAACGGTGGCAGTGGCGCAAATACCGCATCTGGAGCCAGAACCGCGCTCGGCTTGGGAACGGCAGCGACAAACCCCGCATCCGCATTCCAGCCCTCCTCTTCTGTGCTAACTAATCTCGCAGCAAGCAATGGAGGGGGCCTGACTAATATCAACGCATCTAATGTCACTGGAACCATTGCTATCAGTAATGGTGGAAGTGGGGCCACCACGGCTGGTGGGGCAAGAACTAATTTGGGCCTCATCCTGCCCGCGCTTACTAACACAAACGTCACGAATTTCCGCACAGCGATTGAGTTGGGGGCGACGAATAGTGTTACTTTTAATTCGGTACAATTTGGAAATGATACAACAAATGATGTTGTTACTGTCGTAGACAAACAAGGCCTTTTTTTAGAGTCAGACCAAACGAACACTGGAACAGCAGCTATAAATTTTCAGGGCGATGCTTCTTCAAAAATGGCCGCTAATACCCGCGCCAACCTCGGCTTGGGCTGGACGGCCTTAACTAATAGCAACGCAGGCACTGGCCTTGTTTCGGTCAACACCAACGGAGAAGTGGTAAGTCCGACTAATTTTTGGCAAGTCGCACCTATATCTACCACGGTTCAATATCAAACCAATGTTGTATCAACTTCGACCAACGCCGCAACAAATAGCCGAAACTTGTTTTTGTATAGTTTGGCAACTTCTGTTTCTGAAATTACAAATACCATCACTCTTCCGACTAACCCCGCAACCACATTTGAAGGAGACAGGGCTACCATTATTCACGGCGCATCAACAACTAATGCGGTCACGGCGGTTAGACAGCTTGGAGCGGCCACAAACATTATCACTCTTAACCAATATGAAGAGGCGGTTTTGTTTATCTATCGATCTGGAGCTTGGGGCTTGGTTGATAATATTTCTTATGTTGAGCCTATTTATTTTTCTGGCACCAATGCAGCAGCCAATGCGGCGACAAGCAGAACAAATTTGGGACTCGGAGCCACTTGGCTCACCAACACCAATGTCACAAACTTTCGTTCTGACATCGGCTTGCCACTCACCGCGTTAACTAACACGGACAATGTAAACTTTCGTTCCGACATTGGTTTGCCACTCGCCGCGTTGACCAACACGAACAATGCAAACTTTCGTTCCAGTATTGGCCTCGGCTGGTCTGCACTCACCAACACTAATGCCGCAACATCGTTGCTTGGCTACACAACCAACGGCCAAGTGGTCGCCAACACGGGGACGAATGTGCTGACTTTTACCAATCCAATTTTGTTCAGCGGCACGGCAAATTTAACAGGCCAAGGCGGAGCTACTACCGTGGACTTCCTTACATTTAGAGGCGCAAATTTTGAGGTTATTAATGCAGGAGCTACCACGAATAAAATATTCAATGGGACTTACGATGGCACTAATTACTTGCTGACCATACAGGCGGTAGGAACAAACGTGGCTGTTTTTCGTCCTGCTGCAACGGAACTACTTGTTCCACTTCAATTTAACAACACTACCAACGCAGCCACCACCCGCACCAACCTCGGCCTAGGAGCTACATGGCTCACCAACACCAACTTAACAAATTTCCGCACGGCTATTGACCTTGGTTGGGCGGCTCTCACAAACACAAATTCCAGCGTGGGTCTTATTGGTTTTACCACAAACGGAGGGATTGTGATTGCGAATACGAATACCAACGCAATCACAATAACCAATCCCATTGTTTTGAGCGGTGCTGCGGACATAACCAGTCCCATTTCCCGAGGCGCTACTCTTGGATATTTTTCTATGAGTGGCAACACCAACACAAATACATGGGCATTATCCTATGACGGAAACAACTATTTTTCAGCTTTTTCGCACAACGGCAGCCAGCTAATTAGGCTGACTTCTTCAAACATAAATTATTCTGTCCCTGTTAGTTTTGCCACAAATACTGCTTCTGAAGCTACCCGCACCAACCTCGGCCTCGGTCTCCCCGCCCTCACCAACACCAACAATGCCAATTTCCGCAATGCCATAGAACTCGGAGCCACTAACAACGTCTCCTTCTCCAATGTCACGGCATCTGGAACTCTGACAGCTACTGGCACTGTGACGGCAACCACCAATCTTGTGGTTAATGGGTTTGTAGACTTCTCCACCAACCACACCAACTCAAACCCCGCAACCAACAACCAGATCAATGACTTCATTGAAATTCGTGTTGGAACCAATCAATTCTGGCTACCAGTTTATAAATGACCAACTACTGGAGACTTGAAAGAGATATTGAAATCGTCCAAGGAAAGACATGGACGGCGAAGTTTCGTTATCTGACAAAGTCCTGCAAGGGAAAGTCCAATGTCCCAGTCAATCTTTCGGGCTACGGGGCTAATATGGTCATCCGTGAATGCGCCAAGGATAGCGCTACTTTGCTCACATTGACCTCTGGAAGCGGGATTACGCTCGGCGGGAGCGCGGGCACCATCGAAATCGAAATCACCGCCACACAGGCCGCAAACCTCACAGCAGGCGACAACGTCTACGAAATCGAACTCTACCTCGGCTACACCTACATTGCATTTGCCACTGGCAAAGCCAAGGTCTATCAGGAGATTGCCCGATGAGCCAAGAGGTCATTGAGATCACAGAGAGGGAGATTGAGATCATTGAGGTTGTGGAGCGCGGCCCCGCTGGGCCGACTGGCCCGCAAGCCAACATCAATTATACAGTAGTCTCTAGTCCGCAAACTCTATCCAATTCCCAAAATGTCGCAGCAGATACTTCTGGTGGAGCATTTACTCTTACGCTACCCGCAAGCCCAAATGCTGGCGACTCTATCGATATCTTCGACTATTCGGAAACATTTGATACAAATCCTCTGACCATCGCCCGAAACGGACAAAGAATCGAAAGTCTAGAAGAAAACCTTATCTGCAACGTCGAAGGAGCCTACTTCACGATGATCTATACGGGGGTAACCCGTGGATGGCAGATTCTACCTCGCTATGGAACTTCTGGAGGTGGAGGAGAATCTATCCTAACGAATCAAGGTGATACCCTCTATCGCGGGGCACTAGTCAATGAGAGGCTCCCTATCGGAACAGCAGGCCAAGTCCTAAAAGTAAATAGCGGAGCCACGGCACCCGAATGGGGAACTATCTCTACAGCGCCCAGTGGCCCAGCAGGCGGAGACCTTACTGGAACCTACCCCAATCCAACCTTGGCTGCTTCGGGTGCGAGCGCGGGCACCTATACAAAAGTCACGGTCGATACCAAAGGACGGGTAACCACTGGAACATCGGCTACCAAATCGGATGTCGGGCTTTCCAATGTGGATAACACAAGTGATGCCGCAAAAGCAATTAGCACAGCAACCCAGACCGCGCTAAATCTAAAAGCCAACCTTGAATCCCCCGCCCTTACTGGAACACCGACAGCACCTACTGCTGCTGCTGGAACTGATACTACCCAGATTGCCACTACGGCGTTTACGTTGGCCAATCGCGGAGACCGCTATCTAACCACTTCTACAAGCTCCCATTCCCTAACCACTGGTTCTAAGACGTTTATTGTGCAGTCGGGACTTAGCTATACTCCAACACAGGACGTTACGATTGTTTATGATGCAAGCCGTCATATGCATGCTATTGTTACAAGCTATTCTGGAACAACATTGGTGGTTAATGTCGATACCGTAGAAGGCAGTGGTGGGCCATTCACAGCTTGGACGATCAATGTGGGCGGGCTTTTGACGGCGCAAGGCGCGCTTCTAGAGGTCAACAATCTCAGTGATGTCAGCAACCCCGCAACTGCATTAACTAATATCGGAGGTGTGCCGACAAGCAGAACTATCAGTGCTGGAACTGGGCTTACGGGTGGAGGAGATCTTACAGCCAATAGAACGCTCACGGTTAGCTACGGAACCACCTCTGGAACTGCCTGTCAGGGGAATGATGCTCGTCTAAGTGACGCTCGCACGCCCAACTCGCACGCATCGACCCATCACACGGGCGGCACGGATGCTATCGAACTCGCCGCGCTTGCCGCCACGGGCGCGGGGGCCGATGACATTTTAGCAAGCGATGGCGATGGCACGGCATCGTGGCGCACCCTTTCGACTTTTATTGGCGAAAATGTTGCCCCCGCAGACATTGGCGCAGCGCAAGCCTCCCACACCCACACCCTTTCCGCCATTACTGACGCAGGCACCGCCGCCGCCGTCGATGCAGACCAAGACCTTAACACGACAAGCAATGTCACGTTTGACGTTGTAAACGCAAATAGTGAGTTGATTGCGGCCTCCATAAAGGCCACCTCACAGATTGCAATCGAGGACAACAACTCCTATCTGGCAACGCTTTCGGTCGGCCAAGACATTCTTACAGCTAACCGCAACTACCAGCTACCCAACGCCAGCGGAACCGTCGCCCTTACCTCCGACTTCGCCGCCCCGCCAGCAATCGGCTCCACCACGCCCGCCGCAGGCACCTTCACCACGCTTGCGGCCAACAACGGCACGCTCACGGCGTCCGCGCCTGTGCTGGATTTGGCGCAGACTTGGAACAATGCGGCAGTCGCTTTTACTGGATTGCGATTTAACGTCACCAACACCGCAAGTCTTGGCAGTGGGATTAATTCAAGGCTGTTTGAAATCAATCTCGATGGTAGTCCGATTTACAGATTTCAAAGAAGTAGCAGCACTCCATGTTTGTTTTTTGGCGCAAGCGACTCAGGCATTGGGACGGCAAGCACATTTGTGTCAATTTTTGCAAACGGAGGCGCAATGGCTCAATTTAACTCTGGGTCTGGTGGCATCCAGATTCGTAGTGATGCTACTTATGCTTGGTCGAACAGCACTACTGTAAGTAACGCAACAGATTTAGTATTAGCAAGGGACGCCGCCGACACGCTCGCCCAACGCCGCACCACCAACCCCCAAACCTTCAACATCTACAACACCTTCACCAGCAGCACGAACCACGAACGCGGCTTCCTGCGCTGGTCGAGCAACGTGTTTCAGATCGGAACGGAGAAGGGATCTGGCGGAGGGACGGCGAGGGAACTTGAGCTTCAAAGTGACGGTATCACAAGAATGCGGATTACCACAACTTCGAGAGTATTTGGCGGACTAATAAATTACGCGGGCAGTATTACAGGTGCGGCCACCATCGGAATTGGTACGTTTGGGTATCTTTCTGGGACAGCAGGAAATTCTGGAGGAATTGCGTTTTATAACGGAAACGGTGGCGCTATTGGCGCGCGGCTTGGCACTGAAGATGATTATGTGTTGGCTATGCGGAATGCAGGAAATAGCCATACCCTTCGGATTTATAATACGCACACAAGCACGACAAGCTGGGAAAGACTAAATCTCCGCTGGGCGAGCAATGAATTCATTCTAGACGCCGAAGCAGGAAGTGGCGGCGGAACCCTTCGCGGCATCAAAATTGGCAGCGCGACATCCTCGCTGCTTGGCTTCTACGGCGCAACGCCAGTGGATCGTCCTGCGACAGTGACCGATCCTACGGGCGGCGGCACCATCGACACCGAAGCCCGCACCGCCATCAACGACATCATCGACCGCCTCCAAGAACTCGGCCTCATTGCCTAAAACTCTATGCTAACCAACCCTAATCCCATCGAAACGCCCGCCGTAGCCGCCAAGGTCTACGACAGGCTCCACGTTTACACTCTGTCTGCGATCCAGCCGACCACCGACAGCGGCAGCATCACCGTGGAGCTTCTGCCCGCCACCGCAGACGGCGAACTGGCCAACGGAAGCCTCGTCCAAAAGATGACCGCGCCGTTGACGCCCGAAATTATGGCAGCGGTTCCCGAACTCGCCGCCGCGTTCGCCGCAGTCCTCGCCGCGATTCCTGCGACCCAAGCCTACTTGGCCAGCCAGCAGGAGCAGCCCAATGAATAAGCAAGTCACACTCACCGAGGCCGAGGCCAAGGTTGTCATGCAGTGCTTGGATCTAGCTTGTAAGCAGGGAGGGCTAAACGCCGCATCCCAATTACTCCCCATTGCTACAAATATAGAGAAGCAGTTGACGGCAAACCCCGAAACATAATAGTCGCCTAGAACCCCGAATCCAGATATACTAAATAGAAATGGCCTCCCTCTCTGCATATTACCCATTACCAGTAGTAGCTGGCACTACCGCAGGCACCTATGCGGAAGGAGATGACCCAAGGTTTGGAGACGGTCTCACCGAAGCCCCAGAAGACGGAATCATATACGGCAGGAAAGATGCCGACTGGGTTGATATTACAGAGCCTGCTAATCTTCAGGTTCGGCGCGGCACCGCAACAGAAGTAGCAGCCATCACCCCCTTGGAGGGGGAGCCAGTTTGGGAGACCGACACCAAAAAACTAAAAGTTGGAGACGGAATTGTTGCTGGTGGATTCCCCGCTTCAAAATTTCCTCTTGACGGAACTCTGATGACATTTCCCACAGGGCCAAATTCAAGGGGCGCGGGTTCTGTGTTTATAGGTGGCGATGTAGAGGCCATTGGTGGCATATTTGTTGGTGGCCCGTTTGTTTCTGGTAATGCCAGAGGTAGATCGGCTGTAGATTTGCAGGGTGAAAGAACAGCGGCAACTCAGGTTGCTTCTGGCCAGTATTCCCTTATTGCTGGCTCTTCAAGATGCACGGCAAGCGCAAACAATTCGTGTATTATAGGCTCTTTAACTTCCACTGTTAGTGGATTTTCATCTTGTTTAATTTCTGGAGCTAGTGGTACTACAGTTAGCGGCTCTGGTTCTTTTGCATTTCGCTCAAACATTACTTCTAATGAGTCGGTTGCCTTTACAGGTATGGCAGATCGACGAAACATGCTTGCCCATGGATCAAGTGGCACGTTAGCAAATTTTAATTTTTCAGAGAGGGCACAAGCTGTTCAGTTTATTCTTAAGGGTAGGACAACAAACTCCACTCCAACCGAATTAATCATCCACACTGAAACTTATCTCACCATACCAACGGATGTTGCATTATTCGGTCAGGTTGAGATTTGTGCTATTGAGGAGGCCACGGCCACAGAAGCAGCGCACTATATCCGCAAGTTTGCCATCCAAAATTTAGGAGGAACTACCTCATTAATCGGATCAGTGACAACTGTCGGAACAGACCATGAATCTCAGGCTGGATATGATGCTTCTATTACCGCTGATAATACTTCGGATTACTTGAAGATTTCTGTAACTGGGGATAGTTCTAAAACTCTTCGCTGGCTTGCCGTTGTGCGCGGCTGCGAGATGGACATTGCATAGCCATGGCTATTGAGCCAGCTATTAACTGTCCTATTGATTGTGGGGTTGCCACAACTCCTACTTTTGCTAGGCAATTCTCCAAGCAGACCGTTGCAGACAGAACGGTAGACCTTGATCTTGTTATAGAATACACGCCATTATCATCTGGATCATCTCAATCTGATGTGTTGGGGGATGTTAATCTTATCAGAGACACATATCCAACATCAGCAACTAATGTGAGGGCTATTGTTAATTTTCGACCAGAAAAGTTTGGCTTTGTTGAGTCTTATTCCAGTGAAAACACATCAATTCTTTCAAATTCATCAGAAGAATCAAACCTCTTTGAATATGAATCCACTGGGACTACATCGTTAACTGTAACGCTTGGCACTAATGAAAAAATAACAAAAGCTGTAACAACTTCCACATTATCAGAATCATCGACAAAAGAAGTTTTTCAAAGTTTTGTTTCTGGATCTCTTGGGCGTCATATCTATGACCAGATAAGACAATACGCCGATGGATCAACTTCTCCTCCAAATCATTATCCACTATATTCAACATTTGACTATACGAATAATATTTATGTTAGAAATACAGGAAGCTGGACTTATCCATTAGATTTTTCTGGTTTAACAGTCAATAAATCTGGTAGCGGAGGAGTTACAAATGTAACGGCAATAACACCATATCATGCGATTGGTGCTGGTCACTATCCCCCAGAAGTTGGTGATACGTTATATTTTTGCGATACAAACAATCAACTCGTTTCAAGGACGGTTGAAAGCAGGATTCTTTCTATGGATTTTGATGGGGTGGTGGTTAAATTTTCAGAACCTCTCCCGTCAACTGTAAAAAAATACAAAACCCTACCATCAAATTTTGAAAATTATCTACCAATCAATAGGAATATTTATCGAACTGACGGAACCATTAGGTCACTAAGATCTTCTGGTATTCCAATAGTCGTTTGTAGCCATTACCGATGGGATGCTGAATGGCCCCTACAGAAACCCAACAGATATGCTTATTTTTATGAAACTGGTGAAATCATAAATGCTTTAATTGGATCAGACATAATTTATTATATTTCAGCGAATGTTATAGCGTATGCAAATAATTCTCCAAATTATAACGGAGATCCATCAAATATTCGTGGGGGGGACAGTGGAAGTCCTTGTTTTTTTATTATTAATAATGATTTAGTCCTTGTTAGCCATCATGCCACTGGAAATGCTGGGCCATTTCATTCCTACTATCTTTCATCTATTCAAAGCATGATCAATACACTTGGCCCAAGTGGGCAAGCTTATGAAACCGTAGATCTTTCGGGATTTACTAATTTTTCTTCCTAGTTGACTTTATCTAACAATCAACCTAAACTTATACTTTAATGGCTTCTCAAGGTAACGCAGAACTGGAAAACTTACCAGAAAGTGGTAGTCCACCAAAAAAACGCATCAAATCATCCGATAGCCTTGTGGCAATCGCCAACAAGTATATCGAACAGGATGAGGATGCGGCATATCTTCGGGCGCGGGCGCAAGCCTTGGTCAACGGCGAAGCCCCCTATGATGCCGAAGAACTGAAAAGCAAGGGGTTAACCCATGTGGTCAACGCCAACTTTGGGGAAGCCAATGCCATAATGGAAGCCGCCTTGGCTCCGTACATCGAACTCCAGAACGGAGTACCCCGCATCGCCAACGTCATTATGAATTCCTATGATGGGGATTCTAACGAGGACTCTGAAATTATCTCTGAAGAGTTTGACTGGATGCTAAAGGAGTGGAGTGACCATGCCTATAACATGCAGCTTCTTTCACGCGAGTTTGTGGGTGACGGAGTTGGCGTTGCCATGTGGCCCGACGAACGCTCTATTTTTTGGGAGCCCTGTGGGCTCAAAGATTTCAAGGTAGCCCGCGATACAAAAGTATCAGATGAGGCTATCGAGGTAGCCATCGTCCAACGCTCCATGAGCGTAAGCGAGCTTTACAATTACATCCGCAATCCTAAAGCTGCCAAAGCCTTGGGATGGAATCTCAATGCGGTTAAACAGGCTATCTGGAAAGCTTCGACCAAGCGGGATCAGTGGAAGAACTACACCGCCCACTGGGAAGACTTTGAACGCGAAATCAAGGAAAACGACCTCTATGCTGGAGAATCGGCCTATCACCGCGCCCAGCTAATCTATGGCTACAACCGCGAATTCGATGGCAAGTTCACCCAACTTATCGGTTCTCGCGATTCTTCGGACTTCCTCTACGAACGTTATTCCCGCTACGGAAACGTGAATCAGTGCTTTGTCATCTTCACCTATGGAGTCGGTCAGGGCACCTTCCATACGATTCGTGGACTGAAGCAGAAGATCTACAACCAGATCCAAATTTCAAACAGGGTTCTGTGCCAAGCCGCCCAAGCCGCCATCACCTCTGGACTTATCCAGTTGCAGGGTGACGCCGAAGCCATCCAAGACTTTCAATACATTGAGGTCGGGCCTTATACGTTCATCCCTAGTGGGCTGACCCCGATCCAACTTCAGCCTCCCGCTGTGGCAACTCAGGGTCTTCCCGTCTACAACTTGATGAGCCAAGTGTTGCAGAACAACACGGGTAGCTATCGTTCGCGTCAAGCTACTCCAGACGGCCAAGCCCGTTCTGCCACGGAAGTTGTCCAGCAAGCCCGTCAAGAGTCCACGCTCAACGCCGCAGCACTTGAGCTTTTCTACACTCCTTACAACAAGCTTTTGACCGAGCAATACCGCAGGGCTGTTAATCCATTGCTTACAGCCAATGACAAGGGAGGGAAACTTGCTCTTGAGTTTCGCCGCCGTTGTGCGCGTCGAGGAGTCTCCATTGAGCGTATGCGCCAATTCCTTAAGGTCACGGCATTCCGCGCCATGGGTGATGGAAGTCCCGTTATGACCGAAATGGCGAGCAAGCAACTCATGGAGCTTTATTCCTTGATGGACGAGAAGGGCAAAGAAAACACCCTGCGTTCCGTCATTGCTGGCATCTCTGGTGTGGGTTGGCAGAAGGTTAACCTCTTTGTTTCCGATAAAGGCCCGCGCCGTGTGGTGGACTTTGATATTGCTAACCTTGAGAATGGCAACCTCCGTCAGGGCATTCCGCAGATGGTTCACGATAGCCAGAACCACGCTGTGCATATTGAGGCCCATATCCCGATGATTGCCGAAATCATTGAGGCCCATCGCCAACAACAAATTCCTGACGAGCAGGCAATGCAGATCTTGCGCCCTGCCGCAGATCATGTGACCGAACACCTCGTCTTCTTCTCTAATAACAGCTATCGGGCGCAGGAAGTCCGCGAACTCAAACGCCAACTCCAAAACCTCACCGCTTATATCGATGAGCTAGAGCAACAGGTGATCAACCGCATGATGGCCCAACAGAGCCAAGCTCAAGAACAGGCCGCACAGGCTACGCAAGGACAGATCGATCCCCGCTCCGAAATGGAACTCCAGAAAGCCCAACTAAAACTGGCAGAAATGCAGGAAAAACGCATGATGAACCAAGAAACCCATCAACAGAAGATGGAGACTATTCGTCAGCAGATGGCCCTTAATGATCTTAAAACCCGCAGTTCTATTCTTGAGAAAACAGCAAGGCCCGCAGGCCGACCCCCGATGGCCGCACAAACAGCTTAATTTTTAAGATATTTATACTAGACAAAGTCAGAATCTGCGTATAGTTAGACCTTATTAATGGATTGGACAGATCAGGATTCGCGTGAGTGGAGCAAAACTTGGGCTATGCCCCATATGCAAAAGGGGCTTAAGTTTATCTCCAAACGGGTTCGCCCGAAGCGGAGCAGTAGTCCTGTGGCACAGGGTTTTGATCTGTCGCCAGTGTTCATTAAGAGCGCGGGTTTTTATGAGGGCAGTCAAGAGGTTCTGGATCTCATTGATACCTTGGGTCAGGGACAGGTAAATAAACCTAAATTTGACTTGCCAGAACCCTTCTCTCATATAATTTCAGAAGAAACCAACTAATATAACTTATGGCTAATATACTCAATTCCGCCCTTACGGGTGAAGCAGACTTCGCTGGAACCATTTTTGGAGGGGCCAACGCCGAACCAACTCCTGAAGCTCAACCCAATGAAGCGCCTGCAACCGAAACCCCGAAAGAGCAACCTGTTGCCGAAACCCCGAAAGAAGAAGCTCCCAAGGCGGAGAAAAAAGCTCCCGTTAAAGCGGAGCCCAAGGCCAAGGCAACCAAGGAAGAGACGGAGAAAGTAGTTGCCGATATTACCAAAAGCGCCTCGTTCAAGGAGACTGGAGAACAATCAAATGAAAATACTTCAGATGACGATCTCCCGCTAAATCCCCACTTTGCCGATAAGCCCGTTTCTGACAAACCCGAAGGTGATGATTCTGAGAAGGGCGTCTCAAGCTGGAAGGAGATCAAAAGCGAAATGAAAAAGGCCCGTGAGGAGCGGGATCGCTTGAAAGCCGAATTGGACGCCACCAAAGAGAAGGTGGGCAAATATGAGGGCGAAACAGTCAAAAGCCTTCAGGAAGAACTGGAAGGCTACAAAACCCGCATGGCGGAGCTTAATCGCGAGCTAAAGGCGGCGAACTTTGAGCGAAGCCCCGAATACGTCGAAACCATCAAAAAGCCCCTCAGTGGCCTTCAGGGCGACTTGAAAGCCATTGCAGAAGCCAATGACGCAGATTTCTCTAAACTCTGGCAAGCCATTACTGAACCCGATGCCCGCAAACGTATCGACTCCTTGGAAGACCTAACCAGCGACTTTAAGCGCATGGAACAGTTGTCCATTGTCAAAATGGCTGATAAATACCATGAACTGGCTCAGTACCATGAACGCTTCCAGAGTGAGGCCGAATCCCTTGCCGAGGCCGAAAACGCCCGTAAGGCCCAATCTGAACAGGAGTTTATTGAGAACGACCAACGACTCCAGAAGGCATTCACGGCCAAGACTTGGACAAATTTGGAAGATCGCTACAATTTCCTTCGGGAAATCGACGGACAGGATGAGTGGAATGGCAGTATTCGCAGTGCAAAAAAGAATGCCGCAGAGACCAATCTGGATCGCTTGAGCGTCGAAGACCGAAGCGCCATCCTCGCACGGGCGGCTGTTGTCCCCTTCCTTGAAAGTGCCATCAACCACTATACCTCACAGGTAGAACGGATGAGCGCCGAAAAAGATGCGAAGATCAAAGAACTCCAGACCCAGCTAGATGGCTTGGTTGGAGCCACCCCATCCCTTGGAAAGGCGACTGAAACCGAATCAGATTCTAGCGATGACGAAGACGCTGATAGCCTGATGAACTTCGGTAAAACGCTTTTGGGGCGGCGGTAAATTTTTCCCTCTTGACAATATAAGGGAAATGTAATAACGTCCCGCCAAGACTTAGATCCGAGTTGGTCGCGGATACCTCGCTGGCTGGTTAGCCTTCAAAATTTGTAGCCGTAAATCTCTGGTCGCGGCCCAGAAACTTAACCGATAGACGGGCATTCTGTGCCTTGATATCAAACCTAACCCTTAAACTAAATAGAAAGAAATAATATTATGTCAGCACCTGTTGCTACTTCGTGCGAAAGCATTTCTGATCAGTTTCAACGCGAGACTGGACGTATTGCTCTTGGCACTCATCGCTTGGGTCTTTATAAAGATCCCTACCTCCGTTTCGTGACCCAGTCGGCTTTCCCCGACAATATGGGCGCGATTGTCAAAAACACCATCGCCCAGCGCACTGTTGCCGTTGGCAGCGGATGGGAAGATATCGGCGTCACTGGCGTCTCTGGCGAGCTTAACTCCTGCTTGGCTCCCGTCAAGACCGTCAGCTATGCCTTCGACCAGAAGGAATTCAAACTCCGCCATCAGGCCATCGAATCCGATTGGATCTGCTTGGAAGACGTTCGTACTTCGGCTTTCCCGATTGATGATGTCAACAACTACATCAAGATCCTTGCCGATAACGTCAACAAAGAGTGGATCGAGCGTTATGACAATGACTACCTCGCCTTCTCGACGAAAGTCTCTGTGGAACCTGGCCTCTCTGAGTCCACTTCGACCAGCGGCTTCACCAGCGCACTGCCCGCTCCCACCTCCGTTATGACGTTGGGCGTTCTGCGTGAAATCTATGATCGTCTCTATCAGGACAACGCTGGTGATGACGGTGATGCGGTGACCGATGACGGCTCGCCTGTTTTCAACGTGTTCGCTGAACGCGCCACGATTGAGAACTTGATCAAGCTCAACAACGAAGTCCGTGAGGACATCCGTTGGAGTGATCGTGTCAACGATCTGCTTGGTGCCAACGGCTCCTCGCTCCTGCCCCGTAAGTCCTATGGTGGATTCGTGTTCCATAGCCGTCCGTTCCCGAAGCGTTTCAACGACAACGGTTCTGGTGGTTTCACCGAAGTTCCTCCGTATGTTTCGGGCGGTGCGTCCGTCAACGGAAAGAGCAAGTACATCATCAACCCCGCCTACAAGGCTGCGAAGTACACCACCACGGTTGTGTTCCACCCGAAGGCGATGGAGTGGCTTGTTCCGAACCCGAACCTCAAAGTCGGCAAACTGGTCTATGATGCTCAGAACTATCGCGGAGACTTCCGCTGGATCAACGAGTACGATAAGAACTGTAACCCCGACAAAAATAGCGGTTACTGGCGCGCCAAGATGGCTTGCGCGGTGAAGCAGATCTTCCCTCAGTGGGGATACTACATCTTGCATCTCCGTTGCAACCTCGCCAGCGATCTGGTTACTTGCCCCACGGGCAGTGGCTACGGTTACCTCGCGTAATTAGTTAGTCTCTATTCATCAAGGCTTGCCTTGGAGTAAAATCTAAGGCAAGCTCTATGAGGAGAGAATAACAATTATGAAACTAACTATACCGACTGATTATACCCTGCCTGAAGATGTTGCTGATGGCGACACCTTTGAAGAGCTTGTGACCTTCCGTGTTGACGGAGATTCGCTGGTTCCCACCATGTTGGCTGGCGTCGAGATTGCGGCTGAAGAGGCCGAAGACGAAGACGAGATGGAGGACGAGGCCGCTGACGAAATGGAAGCGGGCGTGTCCCCTATGGCTGGCATGGGCGAGCGTATCATGGGCATGGCTTAAAGGACGGAGACCATAGGCTATGGCTCTCCCCACTTTAGATGCGGTGTTTGCTTCGGCGGCGGATCAGCCCCGAAGATACATGCTTTCCCAATGGTTGATTCTTGCTATTGGCAGTGGCAGTATCGCTGATTACGTTACTCTCCCAGAACGTTATCTATGGGCAAAAATTGCTTTAGTTTCAGGCGCGCCCAAGACCGAAGCAGATTACATTAGCCTTCCAAAGAACTATGTCTGGAAGGCCATTTATGATGGCGTTTCGGGATCGAGCGCGGGCACTACGGACTGGAGTGAAAAGCAGGCTTTGGGGCATATTGCCGCCGCCTATCGCGGAGACACAGGCAACCCAGCAAACCTAGCCACATATATTGACTGGCCTTGGCGCTATCAAGTGGCTTCCATTATTGATTATCTTTCTTAATATAATGTAGCACTATGAGCGTAGAAGACATACCAAGACGTAGGGGGATGGAACGGGGAGTGAAGCTTACCATGAGCGAGTTGATTGCGGGCATTGCCCTAATGGTTACTTTGTTTTCGGCGCTTAATGGGTGGGTTGTCTTGCCCGAACAAATGCGGTCTATCCAAGCCAATGATGCTAAACAGGATGCGCGGATTGAAATGATCAATAAGGAGAACCAAGAGAGATCTGAGACCCTAGCCCGCATTGACGAGCGCACAAAAAGAATCGAAGATTACTTGAAATCCCAAGGATTCTGATCTAGCTTTTAATCCTATGAAACAACTATTCGCAAAAATCTGGGGAATCACATCCTCCGTCTTTAACTTCTTCCTTCCCATTCTTAAGGAAGTTGCATCCTCTTCGGTTGCCGCGCTTCTTCCGATTGCCTTGGAGATTGTCGAGTCTCTGGCCTATACCGATAAAACTGGGTCTCAAAAGCGAGAAGCCGCAGTCAAAAAGCTTACCCTTACAGCCAAAAAACAGGGCATCAGCGCCTCTGAATCTTTGATTCGTTTTGCTGTTGAATCTGCCGTGCAACGCTATAAACTGGATCTATGAAAGATAAACTTCTCGCATTTCTAGTATCCAAGATGGGCGGTATTATCACGCCCCTCATTGCTATGGTTGTAGCGGCTATTGTGTCCCGTCTCGCCATGGTTGATCCCAAGTTGGCAGAGTCCGTCGATCAGGTTAGCCTGACTGGATTCATTGTGGCTCTCCTTATTTCTATCGTCAACTACGTTACAAACGAAGTAAACGTCAAGGGCATCAAGAAGATCCAAGCCTTGGTCAATACTGACGAGGATGGAGTGGCTGGGCCTATCACCTACACCGAAGTTCGCAGGGCTATCGCTATCAAGAAGCCCGTTCGCCGCAAGAAGAAATGAGGCTATCCCATGAAACCCTTAAAGCAATACTCGTCAAAGTCCCGCCCGAAGAAGATCGCAGAAGTTTCCTTGTCCGTCTATTCAGTTCCCTCAAAGTTGGAATCCAAATCAAGCGGGGCCATGATGGAAAGGTTGCCAAGTCCTACCGAATCGGAGGTAGAGCGGATTTCTAGGAATTGGGATATCGGCCAGAGACAGTGCAAATGGTAAATAAACTTGCAGACATTGCGCTTTCGCAAGTCGGAGTTAAAGAAATTGGTGGGAACAATCGCGGCAAGAAAATCCGCGAGTATCAAGCTGCAACTAACTTAGCACCAGCAGCTTGGCCATGGTGCGCTGCGTTTGTTGATTGGTGTGTGGCTCAGTGGCTCAACGACAAGGAAGTTGTTTCTTGGCTTGGTCTGAAGACCATGACTCCTAGTAAGTGGCGTCCAAGGACTGCCGCCGCTTTCGGACTGATTGAATGGGCCAAGAAGCGCCCGAACACTACCCAAGTCATCTACAACACCAAGGCTCCCAAGGTTGGGGACATTGCGGTCTTTGACTTCTCCCATACGGGAATTGTGGTGGCTACAAGCAAAACAATGTTTGACTGTGTTGAGGGTAATACAAACCAGCGCGGAACCAGAGACAGTGATTCGGGTGATGGCGTTTGGCTCAAGAGCAGAAACCATTCTTTGGCAAGGTGTTACATCAGAATCAATCAGTCGAAAGTTAAATGAAAGAGCAGCCCAGTCCCCGAAAGAAAAAGACCTACCGCAAGCCCGAATTCAGAGAATGCCCCTATTGCGGCTCAAAAAATATTGAACAAACCGTGATCAAGCATGTCGGAGTAATCAAGACATGCAAGAACTGCCGCGAACAAATCGACTAAACTCATGGCTTCCCATGACAAAAGACTGCAAGAAGTCTTGGACAAATTGGCCAAGGATCTTGTTGAATACTTTGATTCAGGCTTTGTCGTTGCTACTTTTCAGGACGGGGCCGAAACCAAAAACGCTTTCCTCAAGTTCGGTAATGATTACGCCATCGAAGGCATTGTATCCAATATCCATGACATCCTCTACGGGCAAGAAGAGGACGAGGGCGGGGATGACGATTTAGATGACGGGGATTTGAAGAAGATCATCAAGGACTCTTAATACAATGGCCAATGGAACCCTATCTTTCTCCCTTCCAGAAGAGCGACAAGAGTTTGAAGATGCTTGCAAAGCAGGAGATTTTCGCGCTGTTCTTGACAATTTTGATAATGAGTTACGCTCTCATCTTCGCCATAATTCTCATCCCGATTGGGATAGTGCAACTGTTGAAAAAGTCAGGAAAACTCTTTACGATCTAATTGCCGACTACGGCATCCAAATCCACTAACCACAACACACACCTATGACTACAGTATACATCTGTGGCCCAATGAGGTCACATCCCAACCTTAATCATCCAGCCTTCTTTGAGGCCGAAGAAACCCTACTGAAGGCAGGGCATAAGGTCATCAACCCTGCAAGGATGGATCAAGAGCTAGGGTTAGATCCCCACAACTCCCAAATGGACAGCAAGTTTATCGAGGACTGTGCCCGAAGGGACATTGATGCGGTTTTTGAATGCGACGAGTTGGTTCTTCTTCCCAAGTGGGAGAAGTCCAATGGAGCCAGAGCGGAGGTCACCGTAGCCCAATGGCTGGAAAAACCCTTGCGCCTCTACCCTTCTATGGTTAGGTTGGACAAAGAAGATGTGTGCGATATTGCCAAGCGTCTTACTTCCTATGATCGCCAAACTGACTACGGAAGCCCTATTGAAGACTTTACCAAACAGGCCAAGATGTGGGGAGCTATTCTTGGAACCAATGTAACCCCGCAACAAATTGCCATGTGCATGATCGCGGTCAAGCTTTCCAGACTCACCAACTCACCTCGTCATCGCGACAGCGTGGCCGATATTTGCGGCTATGCGCGGTGTTTAGATCTTTGCAACCAAGCAACCTCTCTATGAGCAAAAAAATAGCAGTCCTCTCGGACTTCCACTGTGGCCACAAAGTAGGGTTAACCCCGAAAGGCTACCTCCCAGAAGAACCAGCCGAAGAGCGGTCACGTTGGGTTAATGCCAACAAAGCCTACTACAACTGGTATAGCCAGAACATCCGTAAAAATGGCCCCTACGATATCATCTTTATCAATGGAGATCTTGTGGATGGAACAGGCAAGAAGTCGGGCGGAACCGAACAGATCACTACCGACATGGAAGAGCAATGTGATATGGCGGTTAAGATCATCCGCGAAATCCCGAAAACCAAAAACTGCAAGATTGTTATCACTAGGGGAACACCGTACCATACAGGCGACTCGGAAGACTGGGAGAACATCATTGCAGAGCGCGTAGACGCCACAATTGGAGAACATGAGTGGGTGGACGTAGAAGGGGTTGTCTTTGACCTTAAACACCACCCAGCGGGCTCTAGCGGCATTCCCCATGGTCGGCATAGCGGAGTGGCCAGAGATCGCCTCTGGAACCTCATATGGTCTGAGAAAGAGCTACAGCCCAAGGGAGATGTCTTTATCCGTTCCCACGTTCATTATCACAATTTCGCAGGAGGCCCAGATTGGCTGGCTATCACTACCCCAGCCCTTCAGGGTTTTGGCTCCCGTTTCGGGGCTAGACGATGCACTGGTATCGTGGACTTCGGATTCTTGATCTTTACAGTCAACAAAGGAACATACACATGGCAACCCATTATAGCAAAACTAGAGGAGCAAAAAGCTCCAATGATAAAATTGTAGTCCCGTCTTGGGATAGCATGTGGGAGTCGTTTGACACCCACAATCAAAAGACTACCATTGAGGCCATGAACGCCGAAGGATGGAGGACAATTGATCAGGTCACACAAAAGACAGGTTTATCAAGTCCGCGAATCTATAATATGGTTCGTGAGGGAAAATTTGAGTCTATCAAAAAGAAAGTGTTTTACGCTGGAAAAACCAGAGATATTAAGTTTGTTAGACCAAAGCGTTAAGCGTAACGCTCTTCTGGGTCTGCCGCTGTCACGGTAATTGTCATTGACCCGCTGGTTATGTTGTTTCCTGCTGTTGTTCTGACCTGTGTAGAACCCCAAGGTGTAATTATGTCAGCCATAACAAATTCTTTTGTTATCGGATTTAAATATTGATTAACACCAAACGGACTTAAATAGATCCCATCTGGATTGCTTGTTAGTCCAGAAAATTCAAAAAAAAAGGAAAATGGAGCGTATATTTCAATTGGTGAATTAATGTCTTCTGGTTTATAGATATGTGGTCTTGGATTGATTACCATTGTTTGCACGGTATAGTACGGAGTGTTAAATATTCCAACCGTGCCGCGCAGTGTTCTTTGTCTAAAGACGGTGTGGCTCCGTGGTGGTGTAAATGGAGGTTTGGGTTCAAGTTTATTTTCCGAGTTGATGTGGCAAAGCATTGCTTTTGCCGTTAACACTTCATCTCTAAGGTTTGTTACAGATGGGAATGTCTCATCATTGTAGCTTCCCCATTTTATTGTATACGTTCCAGAAGCCGATATTGTGCCAAATGGAGAATTTGTTGTAATGCTTGAATTCATTGTTATGGTTTTGGCTTCCCAGAAAATTTTCATAGCCAATTCAAGTGGAAAGTCACCTTGATAACCAGATGGTTGGTTATCTGGCTTCGGCTCCAACAATGGATTCCAAAACTTCCTAATATTCATATATGGAAGTTGTGATGGAATGAAGCCCTGTGGCGGAACAAATCTCGTTGCTGGTGTATAGCACTCTGAACCAAACCAACCAATGGTTCTAAAATTAGTCGCCATTGTTTTAAAAATTAAACAGAGATTTCAACTGGAAGCTCGCTTGCAACAAGCATGTAATCAACTGCTGGAAGACCATTTTCACAAATGTTGTAGCGCCTAACAATTACATCGCCCAACAAGTTTTGACTGTCGATTTTGTAAGATTCTCCAACAAGTTCAACAATTCCTATTAAAATATAAAGATTGATCTCTGTTGTTTCTGGAAGTTCTGTATTATTTTCAATTCTGATTGATTCTATTTCGCCAGATTCTGTGTATTTAATATTAATATAAACAAATCCACCAGCCTCTGGATCTAGAAGGCTGTCTATGTTTTCTGGTTCAAGCTTGTTTACGTTTCCAGTTGTTACTCCGATTCTTGTCTCTGGAGGAATTGTGTCTGTGGTTGTAAGAAACAGCTTGAACGCATGGGTTCCGCTGGCAAATTCAATAAAACTTTCAGATAAAATCTCATCCGAAAGCTCACCTTCCTCTTCTTCAGAAATTACTTGTCCAGTTAATGAAAACTTTTTTCGCTCCCCTTTATATGTTCCTTCAGTTATATAGTTTAGATCTTGCGTTCTGGGTGCTTCTAGAATCGACCTAATCTGCGTGGTAACAATCTCTGGTTTGGGAACCTTCTGCGCTGCCCTTATCGATGAGTTCCCGCCCGCATCCACCTCTCTTTTTTTAGAAAAAAGAAGAGATCTTAATTCCTGCTGAATTATTTGCTTGATTTGCGACTCGTTCATTAAACCATTTCTGAGGTCACATCTACAACAGTAGCCTCAACCCTGACAAGGCCAAACTTGAATGGACTGGTTGATAGTCTGTAAATATAACGGCCAATAGGAAATGATGGCGGATTGGTTGCCCCAATTGATCCTTCAACGAAACCAGCACTTGCGTTCGCTGTATATTCATAAAGTGCCAATGTTCCATCGGGTGGGGCAGTAAAACTACCAGAAACAGTTCTAGAGTCACTTCCAACAATATTTCTAAATACTGTAAATCCTTGGTGCAATGTTGGTGGTATTTGAAATGTTGCCAGCGTTCTTGCCTTGTCGAAACTGCTTGATTGCGTAAGGTTGTTTGGAAGTGAAGCAGAATATTGAGCAGTAATTTTATTTGAAATAGATGTGACTAATATTTTTTCATTTTGTGGTCGTATAATTGGCCAAGACTGGGCACCAAGTCTGGCCTCTATTTCGTTACTTGTGCAAAGATCTTTACGCATAAAGAACAAGTAATTGGTTGCTGTCACTGGGCCAGAAAATCCGTCCTTAATTTCAAAGAACAGTTCATATGCCACACCAACGGAAACACTGGCACCAAATACAAAAGTAGATCCCCGCTGGTTTGTAGTCGAAGAATCGCTATCGTAATAAACGTAAAGAACCGCCCCAAGTAATTGGTCTGGGAGGCTTATCTGCTCAATAACTGGAGTAGCATATTCAACGGCAAGCAATCGGTCTCTGGATTCTTCATAATCAAACTTTGTAACTTCACTATGTAGTGTGTCTCGCGGATTAATATTAACCGAATCATCTGGAAGCTCCGTTCCAGCTTCTACAAATTGCCTTGTAAACGGAATGGTTACATCAAGTGTTTCATCATAATTTTGACCCTTTAATTCTGGAAGCGAATCAAGATCGATTTGAGTCGTTACAAATTGATTGTTACCAAGATTTTCTTTTGTTGCACTAACGGTTCCTGTGGTTGGGCTAATTGTTGGGTTGCTCCCATAAGACTCCGTTACGGTAGCGATTCCCCCTCCAAGATCTGATGTATAAACCTGACCTTCAAGCGTTCTTGATGCAACATCATCGCGAAGCGTGGTTGATGAGCGTCTTGTGAATTTCGTAATTTGCTGATCTGTTTTAGCTATTTCATTACCACCCAAAGATGGCATCCCAGCAATTCCCTCAAATGTTTCTTGAGTTGTTCGTGTGGGCACGGCAACTCGGAACTTTTGAGGAACAGGATCTGGCCGCTCAATAGAAAATGAGCTATTGGCAAAAACTTCGGGCGTATCAACAATCCGCTCAATTAAGGATTCGGCATCCTCCCGTGAAACCTCTACAGTTTTGGTAGCTGTGGGATTTGGGGGCACATATCCCAAGAATCCCTTGCGTTGTGCGGTAACAGTAACAAGCTGCCCCTCGTTGTTTGTTGCATTACCAACAAGCTGTGGCCCATCAACCTTATAGGTCTGGATAATCTTGACCGAAAGAAATTCATTGTAAGGTTCGTAAGAGGTCTGGGTAATAACTCCATTAACATTCTCAAGAGTCCCTTCTTCATCGCCTGTTGGAACAAAAAGTTGGCGGCGTTCTTGGACGGCTCCGCGAGAAGCATCGTAAAAATCCCGATCACGAATAGGAAAAAGAGAATTGCCATCATCGTCAGTGGCAACAGACCAAGCTTCCTCAATCTCGGTATAGACAATGGCAGAGCCTTCGCGGGCTTCGTAAGTAACTCGTTTGTCGGAAGCAAGGCTGGCTACCTGTCCCTCGTTTTTGACAGAGCGGCGTCTACCCTGAATCGGGCCTAGATCGTCATCATAACGTGTGAACGGAACGTAGGGGGCGGGCAGGATCTCATAGATGTGGGTGACAATCTGGTCTCCGCTCGCTGGTTGTGCCCCCGTGAACACATGGTTTGGATAGCGTTTACTGTCGGGGTGGGGGCTGAGATCTTCTGGAACCTTGTAGCCAGCAGTCCTTGGATCAAGGCGTATTGCAACCACGGGGTAATCGCGGTCATTGGCGGCATACGAGGCAACGTAAAAACGTGAGAGCGGAGGATAATCGGCCATGGAATCCCGAAAACTTACTCTAAAAAAGGATGGGCGGCAAGATGATTTTCCGCTTGCAATGGTTAATGATCATGCTAGATTCCAGATTGGAAGGCATTCGTCTTCCTGTTTTCATGTGTGTGTGGGGCGGGGTCGGGCCAAAAACTCGGCCCCGCTTTTTTTTGAACGCTTGACAAGCTGGGTTGTCGGATATAACGAACATCTACCTATATGGCATATCAATCCAACCAACCTAAAGCACCAGTCCTCTCACATTATACGCTCGCGAAAAACGGGCCAAAGCTAGTATCCGTTAAATCTCCCCCCAAATGGGTCAAGCAAAATAGCCTATGCGTTATCGAATTGATTGTTGATGGCGTGGCCCATGTGTATTTCACTGAGAATAAGGACATTGCGTCGAAGTTCCAGCAGTATGTGGGTAAATCAGTAGTGCTTATTGCTTCTGGCAACTCCAAGCAGAAGACCGACTCCATGGAGATCCAGCCTGCTGGGGTTCCCGCTTCCAGTCTGCCCGCCGCCCAGAGTGCCCCGCAATCGCCCCAGAAGCCCGTAGAAAAGGTCATTACGGCTCCATCCCATCCAGACAAGGATGCCAAGCAATTCCTCTGTCAGGCGGCTAATCTGATGCGTCTGTGCGTTAAGAAGGCCAATGACATTTCTGTGGAGTTGGGGCTTCCCGACCAGCATCGTCAGGGAATCGCAACCACGATGTTTATCCAAGCGGATAGACAGGGCTTCATTCAAGCCATGCCAATCACGGCTTACACCCCCGAACAATTGGGCTTCGGGGCAAGCAAGGCCGAATCCCTGAACAGTCCACAAGCGAATGACTAACTATGGAGGATGCGGCATCGAAATTCTGTCGCATGATAAGGGATCATTCCTCGTACAAAGTCGGTCTCATCGCGAAGACTACTACATGGTGGAATTCACTACCGATGAAATCGGGGATATCACAGGGTGTTCCTGCACTTGTTCAGGCTATCAATTCCGCAAAGAATGCTTCCACATCCGATACCTCTGTAAACTCTTGGGCGTCCAAACGCCGAAACCAACAAACAACCAACTAGAAAGAGCAGCATAATATGAAAGGCAAAAAGAAAGTAGCAAAAGTCATGGGAGAATACGGCAAGGGCAAACTTAAAAGTAGCTCTGGCAAGAAAGTCACAAGCCAGAAACAGGCCGTGGCCATCGCACTCAGCGAGGCTGGCATGAGCAAGAAGAAAAAGAAACGCTAGTGACTGTCACTAATACATTCAATCTCCCCCAGCCGTTCGTTGATCTCGTTAGCGAGTCTTCGTATTCGGCGGGGGAGGCTGATATTACTACCACCAGCCTATTCCAACCCCCGAAAATTCGGGAGTTGATGCGGCGTCATGCTGACAAAGTTACCGAAGACGCTTCGGATCGGGTATGGACAATGTTGGGGACAGCTAACCACTACGTTCTGGAACAAATCGCCAAGCGCAATCCCGAACGCTACGTCTGCGAGGAAAGGTTCTATATGGATGTTGACGGGGTGAAACTTGGTGGGCAAATCGACCTCTATGACAAGCAGGAGAAAGTCCTTTATGACTATAAGGTAAGTAGCGTCTACAAGGCTATGAGCGATGATCGCTTTGAGTGGACAGCACAGGCGGCGGTCAACCGACTTCTACTGGAACACAATGGCTATCCAGTGAAACGCGCAGCCATCATCTTAGTAATGAAGGATTGGAGGATGCGGGATTCTAAAATCAAGGCCGACTATCCAAAGTGTGCGATTGTGGAAATCAAACTGGATGCATGGAAGCCCGAAGAAACGTTTGCATATATCAAAAGCCGCATTACACTCCACCAACAAGCAAAAGAACTTTCCGATGACCAGATCCCGATCTGCACACCAGAAGAGCGGTGGGAAAAACCCACCATCTATGCCGTCCTCCCGAAAGAAGGAGCGAAACGTGCCGTTAATGGAGGGTTGTACGAATCTGAATCTGAGGCTAAAGAACACGCAAAAAGAATTTCTGGTGCCGTCGAGAGACGGGACGGGAGTTGTGCGCGGTGTATGGACTACTGTCGAGTGCGCCAGTTCTGCCAATTCGGAAGAAACCTAAAAACCAACTAATAAATATGAGCATAGAATACAGAGGAGAAAAGTTCAGTGGCTATAACAAGCCAAAACGCACGGCCAACGGCCCTAAAAAATTCGCCGTCCTTGCCAAGCAGGGAGATGAAGTAAAACTAGTTCGCTTCGGTGACCCCACGATGTCGATTAAGAAAGACCAGCCAGCCCGAAAGAAAAGCTACTGTGCGCGTTCTGGCGGCATCAAGGGAACAAGTAACAAACTGTCGGCCAATTACTGGTCGCGCAAAAAATGGGAGTGCTAATACTATGAAAAAACGAGGACTATACGACAATATTAACGCAAGAAAGAAGTCTGGCACTAGCCGCCCGAAATCCAAATCTACTATTGACCCCAAGGTCTACAAGAAGATGAAGAGCAAAAAGGGTGGGTTCAAAGAGAAATGAAACCACACCCAGACGATAGTATCTTCAAGGTCAAAGACTTCATCAACGAACTCTCGCGGGTTCAAGACTCTTACTTTGAGTCTCTGTGCTTTGAGCTTGGATTGGGTGATGGAGAACTTAAAGACCACCTGTTTGACTACGTTTACAACGAACAGAAGATGGTGACCTTTGGAGAATATCTAGACGAGCTTGGTCAGGGAGATCTTTGGAACGGGCTGTGACCCTCAATATCTTTACTATTGTTCTTGATGGTTCTCCGTGGATCGGGGCGCAGTTTGCCGAACTATGCCGATTGAGAGACGTTGATTGGCACTGGTCAATTGTTGAGGGAGCGGCGATGCCCCAGAAGGATACGGCTTGGATGGGTAACCAGACTGGGAAGGTTTCCCATGATGGCACCCATCAGTTCCTACAAGCCCTAGCGACTCATCCCCGAATCACAGTTAATAGCAAATCGGAATGGGGTGGTAAGACGGAGATGATTAATGCGGCGTTGACGGCATTTAAGAAAGACGGCGTCTTACTTCAAATGGATAGTGATGAGTTGTGGACTGAGGAACAAATGCGGAGATTGGTCGAGCTATTCGCCGCAAACCCCGAAGCAAATACCGCTCAGTTTGAAATGGATTATATGCTTGGCCCTAACGTAAAGTCCACATCTACAGATGGTTATGGCAATAGAAAGAGTGAGTGGATTCGGGCTTGGCGGTATAGTGTTGGGCTTTGGATGGAGCGCCATGAGCCTCCCGTGTTTAATGGGAATAGGGGGAATCTAGTAGATCGCGGCAAAACCTCGATGACAGTTGGCAAGATCCTTCACATGGCATGGGTAACCCCGCAACAGGTAGCCCAGAAGCAACGTATATACAAGGGTGGATACGAAAATGCCTGCGAGGATTGGGAGAGACTACAAAATAATACGGAGTGGCCCGTAAAAGATCTTAAACAGTTTTTACCATGGGTGGGAATTGGGGCTTCTGCTGATTTACTTTTCAAGGAATAATCTGCTATTGACCTTGTAGAGAGAGCGTGGTAACTTCGCGGGCAAAATGTCCTCATTAAGTCTAGGTCTCGCTTGCGAGAGAATCCCCACATCAGTAAAACCAGTTGCCGATCCTCCTGATCTGGCGGGTTTTGATGCAGAGGCAGAACTCCGCAACAACATCAACCGATTCTGCGAAAGGGTAATCGGAGAAGGGAAATGGGTCGGCACATTGGTTCAGGCCATGATCACGGCCTACGAGGACGCCAATGATAACAGGTTCATTACCCTTCCTCGCCATCTGGAAACCTGTATTCGGGCTGGTAAGGCGGGATATAAGACTTCAGCAGTCCAGAGTGAGTGGTATCAGTATCTTCCTCAAGGGCGCGGCATCCGTAAGGCTGACGAGAAATACTATGGCCCGATTCAGGATATGGGTGAGGGGTTTGTAACCTTTCGGGACATTGAGACGCCGTCCCAACTTACCCTATCTAGCAGCGAAACAGAGTGTGCAGGAAGCTACATCTGGATTCGCGGAAAGGATTCAAATGGGAATAAAATTTATTCTACAGTGGATGGAGAACGAGTGGAGGGAATTCGTCTTGACCTTGGAGGCGGAACCCAAACCACAACCCAGACATTTGCGGAGATCTATTCTGTCGAGAAAACCCCTACCACGGGCGTTATCTCCCTATCGGCTGGGGCGACCACCTTGGCGAAGTATGAGGCAGGCGAGCGGGTTATAAGCTACCGCCGCTATCTGGTAGATCGCAATTGGGATGCCGTCCAAGGTATCTTCAAGCGCAAGCATTGCTGGGCGATTAGCGACAACGACCCGCTTTATCCCGACTCACTGGAAGCTATTAAGTTAGGTCTGATGGCTTTGAACGCCGAAGAAAAAGCCGATGTCGAGCGCGGACAATATTATATGGACAGAGCTATTTTACTTCTCAACGCCGAATTAAAAGAGTATAACGCAGGGCAAGAAGGGGTTATGCAAATCGCTCCTTGGCTTACCCGCCGACTTGTTAATATGACTTAATACCATGATATACAATCAATTTTCCAGCAATCCGCTCTTAGGACAACAACTCCCAACATCTTATATGAGTGGGCCTAGTGGCACACAATATGGTTTCGGGACAACGGGATTTAGGCAGAATTATGGTGTTGGCCAAAGCCGTGTTTCACCGCTCTCAATGCAGGATATCGCAGCATCACAAAAATCTGAATTTGAAAGATTGGGAGGACTGCAAAATCTACAAATGGGGCAACTACAACAACAGACAGCAGGGCTTCAATTTCGCGAATCACAAATGCAGCTTGCTGATCTTGAAGAAGAGCGAAGGATTCGCGACATCATAAATAAAGGCCCATCACAGATGAGTGGGCCAACTGGACAGCGTGACATTGAGTACCAGAATGCATTAAGAACTCCATTCGGCCAAAAGTATCAACTTGAAAAAGAAAAGACCCAGTACGAGCTTGATATGCTTCGCAAAATGCAACAGGGCGGTTGGGGCGGAAGCTTCTCTGTTCCTTCGTTTCCCTCAATGAGGTAATTATTGTAATGAACTACACAGGATTCGGAACAGATCCCAATTTGATTTATTCCTTCCGTGGCGGAGTGGCTACTGGGCCAGCCATGGGGTCTGGTCAATATGCGGATCGTTTTTCTGGATTAAGGAATTCACCAGCATATAAACAGGCTGATGCTCGCGGAAGGCAAAGGATGGAACAAGCCGTGGAGATGGGGCTTCCAGCACAAACCGATATCAGTAGGGCTCGTCGCACGGGAACAGTTACAATGGATCGGCGTCCTGAATATTTTGCTACTCGTCCTCAGTCTTGGGGAACATGGGGGGCTGTTGGGCCACAAGAAGAGCTTCCAGTTTCAATTCCAAACATTCCTAGAATTTCTAAAAAAGGAGAAGCGCCCAAAGAGGATGCTCCAGAAGGATATCTTAGAAATCGCTACGGATATCTAGAAAAAGATTACAGCAAGGATGGCTACACTAGAAATCGTTTCGGTTATTGGCAAAAAACTGGAAGCGGTAAATCATCTGAAAAACAATCGCAATCTTCAGAGCCCATCTCAATGCCAACACAAGACAACTCTTGGAGAATGAGTCTTTTGGGTAATGGGCCAACTCTTGGATTTCCTCAACAAACATTTTCATATCTTTAATTTATGGCAACGCCAGAAGAACAAGCATTGAATAGAGCGGCCCGTGATCCTCGCCGTCAATTTGGATGGGGTGTATCCGAAATGGCAAGCCCCGAAGAAAAACGCGCTTGGGAAGCTCAACAAACTATGGGGGCCATTCAGCGAGGCGAGGCGAGCGTTGCTGATCTTCCTGAACAATATGGAGGTCGCCCGCAAGGACAATCCCGTAGAGCTATTCGGATGCAACAGGCTTGGGACGAGGGATATAACAGACAGTTGGAGCAGCAAAAAGCAATCCAACAAATGGAGATGGAGCAAAGGCGATTCGGATTGCAAATGATGGGAGAACAAAGAATGCAAAGAGAGCAGGATTTGCGCCTTAAAGAATTTGAATTGGAAGAAGACCGCAATGGCAGGATTCAAAGTGAAGCTGGTGCGATTATTGATGGTATTCGCGGAGCAAGGCTTCCAGACGGAACGGTTGTTAATCCCATTCGACCAGAAGATGACAACGCTCTGGAGCGTCTTGAAAATCTTGGAAGGCTTAATTTCGGAATGAAGGACGAATCCGCCCAAAGAATGTGGAATACCCTTTATAATGATGCATTGGAATACCGCCAAAATGCACTAACGGCGCAAGCAAGAGATCTAGCAAAAGAAGCCGAAGCGAAAGTTGGGCTTGTAAAAGAATTGGCTGTTGCTGGAAAAAGTATTGCCGACTTTACCAAAGAAGATGGAAGGATTGATTTTGAGGCCGCAAACGCCGCTATTGGGGAGGCGATTAGAACTGGCGAAGAGCAGAAGATTATTCGCGGCGAAGAGCGAGAAGAAAAAAGAAATATTAATTCTCAGATTTCAAAGCTTGAAACAGATCTTACCAAGATTCGCGGAGAAGTTGGTCGTTATCAAAAACTTCTTGAAGCCAGAAAGAATAGTGAAACACAAAGGGCGCTTGATGGCGCTTTGGTGGAACAGAGCATTTTAGAAGACGAAGTTAATCGCCTAAACCGACTTCGCGGTGGAGAAGTTGCCCCCCAACCCCAACAAGGAACGACTGGACAAAGACCTCCTTTGAGTGATATCTTTGGCGGAAGTCGATAAACCTGTTGGGCAATGAATTTTACCGCCACTAAACTTAAGCAAGCGCGGGATGCTGGCTACTCAGATGATGAGATCTGGGGATTTGTAGCCGAGCAAGATGATAGGTTTACTCAAGCCAAGGATTCGGGATATTCATTGGATGAGGTTTCGGGATTTTTGTCTGAACAACGGCCCCAACAAGAGCCAACTCCCGCGCAACCAGAGCAGCCGCAACTCCCAGTTGGCACCTCATTTTTTGAAGAAGTAGCCGCCATTCCTCAAGCCATTAGGCAAGCTGTTGACCAACCCACCCAAGCAATGGGAGAAACGGCAACAGTATTGGGCATGCCCGCATTGGGCGAAACGCTGCGTGGCGCAGTTGAGGCTCCCGAAGGTTATGTTCCTGCTGCACAAAGATTTATGGAACCACAAGAGGGTGAGTTCCAGATTGGTGGATTTGCTCCTCAGTTTCTTCCTCGCGCCATTGTTGAACAAGCTGGACAGATTGCTGGAGCTATTGCAACACGGGCCGCTGGTATGGCTGTTGGCGGTCTTGCTGGTTCTGCCCTTGGCCCAAAGGGAACGGTTGCTGGTTCGGTAGCTGGAGCATTCCTTGGCCCTGCTCTATTTGAAATGAGTCAGATTGTTGGCCCTGTGGCGCGGGAACGTGCAGCCAATCAGGGGCGCGAAGAACCCACTACCGATGATTTGGCTTGGGCTTGGGGAACCGCTGGAGCCAGTGGTGCGCTTAATGCAATTGGTGCCAAGTATTTGCCTAATGGAGATAAGTTGGTTGGCGGGCTTGCAAACAGGATTGCTACTGCTGTTGCTGGTGAGGGCACAACTGAGGGCTTGCAGAATGTGGTGCAACAGACTGGTCAAACCTTCCTCACTGAAAGCGGATTCAAGCTAGAACCCAAGGAGACTATTGGCGAAGCCATAATTGGTGGCGGAGCCGCTGGTGGTGCCGTGATTGCCGCCGCGCCGTTCACGCCAACTCCAGAAGCCAAGGCTTCCGCCGCCGCCGACACTAAGATTGCCGCAGAGCAGGCCGCTTCAGTGGCCCCAGAAACCGCGCAAGTTGTTAGCGAGCAAGCAAACCAAATCATTGCCGAGGCCCAAGCGGAAGAGACCGCCGAAACCCCCGAACAGCGAGTAGCCCGTCTCCAAGAAGAAGCTGCCGCAGCAGCAGGAATAGAACTAGAAGAGGGGGGAGTCGGGGTTGAACCGACAGTTCCCGTCACCCCGCCTGTAGCACCCACTCCCGAGGGCGCAGTAGCCCCTGTAGAGCCAGTTGTTCCCGAAGTAGTAGTGGAGCCGCCAGAGGGCGTTGGAATCGTTCCTCCGCCGCCCAGACAAGAATTCACAGACCTAATCAATGAGGGTGAAACATCCGATAATGCCTATCAAAGATATCAATCCCAGATTGACGAAATTGAGGACAGGCTTGAAGCCGAGGGTGTAGACATTGTTAAGCTAGTAGACCCCACATTGGCTGGGGCGCGGAATCTAATCGGTCAAGAAGGATACGTTGAAATGCCGCCAGATCTTGTGGAGGCATATGCTAGACGCGAAGCGGTGGGGGCTGGCCAGTTGGCTCAATCTGTTGGCGAGCTAACTGAGGTTCTTAAAAATCAAAACATTTCAGAACAAGACATTAAGCGGGTGTTGGACACATACGCCATTGATGTCGGTAAGGTTGATGCATTCGCTCAATATAAAGCAAATGAATATACCAAGGCCAAGGTTGATGCCCCGCCCATAACACAGCTTGAAAGGGTTGCCATAGCACTTGCCGCAGAACGTGGAGAGATGTTTGATGCGGTAGAGGACATCAGCAAAGAAACACTCCTTGATGCTGGCCGATCCGTAAAAGCAATTCAGGATTATTTCGGGGTTCGTCCCACGGAGCAACAGAGGAATGAGTTTTCTCGCATTTCTGGAGTTGAGTTTGCCGCGCTTCCTCCCGCCCCAGAAGC